TGCCCATTAGAAGCCCGTACACAATGAATTGTATTCTTGGGGATATAAACCCTATGACCACGTGTAAATGTCCACCAGTGGTCTCCTATGAGGGTCGTTGCTTCGCCTTCCATGATTTTCCAGTGCTCATTTCTATATTTATGGTATTGAACTGACATTGCCCTACCTGGATAGACGTGTAACATCTTTGCCACCATCTTTGGAGTAGATTTTAACACACGATAAGTGCCCCAAGGTCTAAAAATTAATTTTTTCATACAACAGTGAAATACATTACAACAAAAATAATTTCAATAACTAATAAAATTAATAACAATTTTAAAGAAGCCCATATTAATTTATCAATCATTACTGAAATGGTGGACCCATAAACCAACACACTAAGCTGTGTCTTTTACCTTCGGTCACAGCTTTGACTCTGTGTAAATAAAAAGATGGAAATATAATCATATCTCCCTTATCTTTAAATCCTTCTATCGGTTCTATCTTTCCATCCATATTTTTAATTTGTAATATTCCACCTTTGTAGTCCTCAAAGTTAGATAAGTTTACAATCATGGATAACTTTCTTACGAGTCCGGGATAAGGACCATCATATTCTGGTGGATATATGTCTCGGTGCCATTGATAGTGTTGCCCTTTTGTATACTCCGTGAACTGTGGGCACTGTAGATTTGTAACATTAAATAAATAATCTTGTTTGTTTACTTCCGATGCAATCTCACATAGCTTTGGTACAATCCAATGATCCAAAGGATACCATCTTACTTTTGAGTTCCGATCCTTTTTAAGGTCAGCTTCCTTTTTCCACATCACACCTGCTAAATGTTCTGTATACTCTGATGATTCTTTAACCATCTCGTCACAAAGTTTTTCTGGAACAGCTTTGGGTATGGTTACAAAAGTTTTATACATCAACTATCTCACATGAGTTAGCACTACAAGCAAGAGTTTGGGAGGACTTAGTGTTATCTTCTTGTTCATGTAGTGCTAAGTCAGTCCAGTTTATTTCATCTGGCTGATTCTTTTTTAACTTATTATAGGTATCGTTGTCAATATCTTCGTATGGTGCTTGTTGATATACATGTCCAAAGTTAGGTAAAAAAGATACACCACTCAAATCATCAAAGTTTGTCCAACACCAATCAGCTACCCCTAACCATTCATCTTCATTAACCGATATGGTTATACTAGGTTTATGTTCACACCAATGTTGGGCATATAATAACCAATGGTCTAGTTGTTCAATGGCCGATCGTTGATGACGAGTAATACAACGGCTTGGAGCTTTCTCAACAAATGAAAAGACTGCCGTTGAATCTGGTTTCATAACACAATCTTCTGTCGGTATGTTTTGTGTTTGTAAGAATTGTGTTAGTGGATCTTTCTTATCACCTCTGACTCTTCTAATATAGTGTTCGTTGTGGCGAGCATGAATACCAGATGCGGCATTAACTAATTGTGATACTGTACCAGATGGTTTGACACAAGTGATAGCTGTGGCTTGGTTAATACCAAATCGTTTAGCCCACGTCTTATTAACCTCAACAGCTTTTTGTTTCATCTCATCTAATAGTTGAGTCAACCGAGTTATATTATGTATATCTCCAGCTAATATTTGATGGTCCATTATTCCTGTCAATGATACACCAAGAAGTCTTTCTTTTTCTGTCGTGTCTTTCCACTGACGACGTAAGTATTTAAAGTTTGTCAATGTTGCTTGCATCGTACCAAGAATAGTGGCAGCTTCAACCTTATCAAGTAATTTCTCATCAGTGTCATCTGCACGAACAACAACTTCAGATAAGTTACAAAACTGAAAAGGTCTAAGAATTATTTCTGAACACGGATTAGTTCCAAACTCAAAGTCTGCATCACGTCTTTTGTTTCTACCGGCAACTGTCTTTGATGCTTGTCTATTAAATATACCTCGTTCACCACTACCCGATTTATATAGAGCTAACCACTCCTCCATAAATGTACCGATATTATCTGGTTTTGCTTCGTATACAGCTGAGTTATTTGATAAAGCTCTTTGTGCCTCAACTCTATACCACTCTCCAGACTTAGCATCTCTCATATCTCTATCATTTAAATCAGATAAACTAATCATAGCTGATCGTCTGACACCACCAACGACAACAATCTCACCAACTTTACACACAAGGTCGTGACACTCTAACGAGGTAAGCTTTCTGCCCTTGGCTTTAATAAAGGTTTCTTTTGCAAAGTTGAAGAGATCCACGAGTGGTGCAGGACCCGAAGCTCTTCCCCCGAAAGTGTGAAGTCGTGCCCCTGAAGGTCGCACGTTAGAAATATCCCACCGGGGGATTTGCCCGGCATACAATAATGTAATGACCTCCCGAAATGCTTTTGCCCAACCAAGTTTAGAATCTCTGACCACGACCACAGACTCTGTATCGTGGAAATCGTCAGCCACACTAGGCAAAAGTTCGGTATATTTTTTCTCAACACTGAAGCCAACTCCCGTCCCACACATAAGCACATACAGTATTTCATCAAAAGCTTTAGGATGATCTACGGGTACGTAAGAACAATTATACCCTGCAATGTTTTCTTTTTCCAAGGCAGGACCAGCTGTCATGAGTGCTCTCATGGAAGGCATAACCTCTAAGTTTAAAACTTTATTTTCCAGATACTCTCTTGTCTTTTTATCTATTTTATATTTACAATTTTTTTCTATTTGTTTTTCAAAGAAATCAAAATAACGAGACACAGTTTCGTGCCATTCTTCTCTTCTCTTTTCTTCTGGTAACCATCTGGCATACCTAGACTTATGTATAAACTGTTGATAAACAGTTGGTAATTTTTTATTTAACTTCTTGTTTCCTTCAACATTTCTTTTGTGTGTTGTTTCATTAAATATAGTTGTAGTCGTCATAGTCTCCCTTTCATTTTAAAAATATTTCGTATATGTGTTAGTGTCATAAATATATTTAATATAATCATAAAGTACAAATTGTTTTTAAGTGACCAAGCCCACCAAAATACTTGCGATACTAGTCCTATCCACGGTGCTCGTGGTGATTTGTTACCATAAAAATAAACAGACACACAGGCACTGATGGCGGCTAGTAACTCTAGTATTGGAAAGTTGTCATAAGGTAATAAGTCTAACATTATTCACAGGAATATTAAAGAAATATTCTCCCTTTCGTTTAAATTTATTTGGAATCTCAACTACCATATCATCTGTTAGCTGTGAACCCTTGATTTTCCAGGCTTGTTTAAGATCTTTTCTTAACACATAGAATGTTAAATCATCTTTATCTTTCATCATACTGATTAATCTTTTCTTTCTAAACGGTATGTGTAAAGTTTTCCAATGGGATGGCCATTCGTCTACCCACCCATTCTTGACTTCAACTTCATGATAAGATTCAAGTGGCTCACACGTTACAATATCAGCTCCATAGTCTTCTATGTCCTCTGCAAGCACACAACCTAAACTAATTAAATAGTTTCTAACAGCTTTCTTAGCTGGTCCATCCCACTTTTCATATTCGTTTTTTCTAAAGGGTGACTTATTGTTTACTATCGTGTTCACTTTTTTTAGTCTCACAGTTGTGTTTAAAATATACATCACCAAAAATAGTTAGGCTTGTGTTATTAGGATCAGGTTTAGTCTGACCTACGTACTCCCACTCACAATCCATTTTCTTTTTATTGATAGCTTGTTGGTGAAAAAAATCTATGTTACTCAGTGTATAAAAGTTCATAGCTAATCCAACAATTATTGATACCGGATCCATAATTATAACTCCTTTTTTAATAGTTCAATGTATCGTTTTAAATACCATTCAGCCTTTTCTAAATCCTCTAATCGTTTTCCTTTATAGTTACATCTCCAAATATATTTTATCACTTGTCCTCGTAAGTAACCTCTAAATTCTTCAGGTGTAAGGGTGGCTTCAATCGCATCAATACATTCAATACCTTTAGAATTTAGTTTATAATGTGGGGGATGATTAACTATATCACTTTCACTCATTTATGTCTCCTCTTTATGTGTCATGTTTAATAATACGTTTAATCTTTTTCTTTGGAACTCTGTGTTGTCAGGGTCGTTAATAAGTTTAAGAGCAAATGTCCTGACTTGTTGACTATTAAGACCAGCAAGATCACAAACATCAATAAACCAAGTAGCAGTAACACCAACACTTTTACTGAACCATCGTACAGCTTCTTCCCTAACGTGAATAGACTCTTTAGACTCCAATTCATTATCGTTACTGGCATCCAACAGAGCTTGATAAATAACAGCACGAAATAATGCTCTTTCGTTCTCTCCTTCTTTGTTATCATAACTTGACTCTACTGCTGGATCTACCTGTATTCGTGACATATTTGTCATTTTTATTTTGTGTGTGTCTTTCTTTTCTTCTTTCATGTATCCATTCTATTGGTATATTTTTTTCAGACCAGAAAAAATTATTCTTGGTTAGCCACTCACCATAAGTTGTTTTACTTCCTTTGTAAAGTTTTACTTTATAATTTTGTAAAACAAAACGAATATCTAATTCTGGTTTCTGTTCTTGAATATATAAATGTTTGAACCTATCTTGTTTTGTTAGTCTACCTTTTATTTCAATTATAATTCCATTTGGTAGTATAACATCTGGTATGTAGGTATGGTTTGTTTCGGGAATAACATATTTAATTTTAATAGGTTCATATTTAAATTTAATCTTTTGTTGTGTTAATTGACCACACACTTGCTCTTCAAATTTTGATCTATACTTTGGCATTAAGCAAGATCCTCCATAACATTTGGTTCTTTCTTCACCACAGTTAACCACCGAGGGCCACTGCTATAAATAAATTTTCTTAATCCTTTACCATCATTCACATCTTGCCAACAATCAACTTTAAATGCACAATAACTACACTCAACACCTAGCTTACGATTACCAGATGATCCATCCTCTACATCCTCATAACAACGAGGGGGTTTATTTTCTTTATCTGATAAATATTTTTTTAAACTAGCTATTCTTTTTTTTATATCGGGATATTCTTTATTATCAGGAATACATAAAGCTAAAGCTCCACTCTGTTTATCAATAGCTAAGAATGCTAATTTATTATTATCTTGAGCTTCACCATAAGCTTTTATCTGTGAGAGATAACCAAACGAATCGTTCTCTCTGTTTAAACTGTTTCCTTTAAATTTTTTAAAACCAAAGTTAGAAGCTGACTTAACATCAACTATCCACCCATCTATATTTGCATCTTGATGTCCGGCTATACCCTCAAGTGTTAATTGTTTCTGTTCATCAGTTACAGTATGTCCCGACGTACGAGATAGTAACAACAATAGCTCTTCAAGTATATGACCATATAGAAATTTTATCTTTACATACGGTGGTAAATGTTCCCGAAGATCTGGTCTATAAAATTCGTACCATAGTTGGCGAGCCGGTTTACCAAGACTAGACATACGTAACTTACGAGGTTTATCTTTATTATCCTCTGTAAGATAAGTCTTTATAGATTCACATACATTTTTAGCAAACATATCAAGATCACTTTTTGTGGGTTCTTTGTTGTTGTTATCAAAGAGTTTGTAAATATCGTCAACGAGAGTTTTTATATCAGCCATAAAAAAAGGTGGCTAGGAAAAGTGAGTGAGTGAGAAAAAAACCTAGCCACCATTCATTCCCTAGTAAATAATAAAGTTATTAAAAGGGAAGCTCGTCGTCCAAGCCGTCCTTATTAACAGCTTGGCCATTCGTTTGTTGTGGTTTATCATCAGCCGGTGACTCAAACCCACCTTTAACTTTAGGTAAGTCTCCAAGTTCTTCCTTGTACGATACAAGATCTATAACTTGCACTGCCTTCAATGCTGAACCCACACCTTTGTTACCGGCAACATCATAATCGTAAGTATCAAATAATACATTTACTTTTGATCCATTACCTATCAAGGTTGTTTCCGGAATTGGATTCTTTTGAGCATCAACAACTCTAACCGGTGTATTCATACTACCATCTCTCTTCTTTACTTTTCTCTTGATCTGTATGAAATTACCACGATCATCTTCTTTATTTTTAATTCTTTTACCAAGACCTAACTTTTTTAGTTGTGCCTCAGTTTTAGAATCAACAGCTACATCAATAGAATATATTCCGTCCGGGTTATAATCATCAACTGCTGGTTTGTGAACTTTCGCCCAATAAGATATACCACTTATTAAATTAGTTGGCATAGTTTACTCCTTTTTTCTTGGTGTCTTTAGTTATCTAAAGACTATATTAATAATACGATAATTAGTATAACATAAGTGTGTAGTTGTCAACATACCTAGTGAGTATCTTTCCACGTTTTACCTATGCTATATTCACTGTCCAACGGACATTTAAAATAAAGTTGCTTTTCAGTACATTTCATTGCCTCCTTTGTAATGTTACCAAATTCTTCTGCTTGTTCTTTACAAACTTCAAATTGAACTTCGTCGTGTATGTTAGCCACCGGCTTTGCCTTTATCTTTTTTTGTTTCATCAGATCAATTATATTTACCAACCATTGTTTACAAACAATAGCACCGGCTCCTTGTAACAAAGTGTTAAGAGCTGAGTGTTGATTACGAACAATAAGATAACGACCATCAATGGCTTTAACAATTCCTTTACGAGCTGATTGATCTACATAATTTCTTAATCGTTTGATAGCTGGAATTGCATCCATAAATTTTTCTCGTAGTTGACGACCTCGTTCAATACCTCCTCCAACTATCTCTCCAATTTTTTGGTCACCGGCTCCATACAACCACGCATATATAAATGTTTTTGCTGTTGGTCTATCCGGTAGTTCAGCTAATCGTTGGTTGTAGCTATGTATATCTCCATGCACTACTTCTTCTGTATACTTCTCATCATTAATGTAATGGGCAAAGCATCTTAGTTCTAACGAACTAGCATCTGACCCTACCAAACAATACTTTTCAGGGTCACTAACTGTCCAACAATCTCTACATTCTTTTCCGTAAGGTGAATAACTAGCCGGAACTTGAGCCATGTTCGGACTATTGTGAGACATTCTATGAGACACACACCCAAGAGTAAAGACTCGTCCGTGTACTTTGTTGTCACTACCCACTACATCCAACCAACTTTTTATTTGTGATACTCTTTTTTGTAGTAGTAAATATTGTGATACCTCTTTAGCTTCTGGATAATTAAGACTACTTAATATCTTTTCATCAACGATTGGTTGCTTTGTTGGTGTAAACTTACGAGGTTGCCAACCAAGTTCCATAAGTCGTGAAGCTATTTGCTTTCGTGATCCCGGATTAAATACTTCAATCTTACTCTTTAATTCTTTACCCGTCTTTTCTGAAATTCTTTTATGAGTTATAGGTGGAAATATCTTTTGTAAGTTATCTTTAATTATGTTTGACTCGTCCTCTAGTTTACCCATAAGACTAAAAGCTTTTTTAGTATCCAGATAAAAACCCTCTCTCTCTTGCCAATTAAGTATCATCTTAACTTTATGTTCAAGTCTAACTGACTCGTTACTAAACTTAGCAATCTGTGGTCGTAAGTGTTGCATCAATCGTCTTGTTAAATCAACATCAGCTTTACAATAGGTGAGCATCTCTTCACAATAATTCTCAAAACCTTTATCATAATCTATCTTACCCTCTCCATCTAATCGTTGACCCCAAGCTTTAAGACTATGTCCTCCGTCTATATGTGGGTTAATCATTTGTGAGATGATAAGAGTATCAAGTATCTGTGATAGTTTAATCTTTACACCTAAGAGTTTGTTAAGAACCGGTGCATCAAACGATATACCATTATGCATAATATATTTTCGTTCCGGATTATCATTTATAAACCCTACTAATTTAGTCGGGATTGTTTCACCTACAAACGATAGCATCTCTCCGGTATCATAATCTTGCACAACCACACAATGAATTGTAGTGGCATTAAGATCGTCGGTTTCTATATCAAGAACAACGGTACTAAACTTTGAATCCATTAGTCGGCATATCCTGGAAGTCATCTACGACATTCTTTTTTCTTTTAGTATTTCTTCTATTGTTGTTACGATTAACCGGTGCATCACACTCTGACATACGACCGGTGTTTTTGTTCCACTTCAACCAACAACAAGGCCCGGTCTCCCCTGAGAATCTATTTTTAAGAACTCTTATTGTTGTTGTGTTTCGTATATCCTCGTCGTCGTGCTGACCATTTCTTTCTAAACTAAAAACCATATCAGATAGTTGGGCAATCCCGGCTGACCCTCTCAGT